ACAGGCCCAAGTGGTCCGAGTGGTCCGACAGGTCCAAGTGGTCCGAGTGGTCCAAGTGGTCCGACAGGTCCAAGTGGTCCGACAGGCCCCATCGTTTCTAGAAATACTGTTTCTACATCTACAATAGCAATATCTGATACTAATACTGCTACAACAGTATTAGTAGGGTATAAATCATACGGTTTATTAAAAGTGCAAACAAGTGTTGCATCGTGGATAAGACTATACACAACTGACACTGACAGAACTACTGATTTTATGAGAGATATCACCGTTGATCCTACATTAGGTATAGGACTTATCGCTGAGATAATTACAACATCAGGCAGCTTAACCCAAACTATTGCACCCGCAATAATTGGATTTAATGACGATGCTCCACCAAGTAATCTCATTTATGCATCAGTAACAAATCGTAGCGGCGGCAGTTCAGCAGTGTCAGTTACATTAACACTAATTCAATTAGAATCATAATATGTCTACACTAAGAGAATATATCGTTACTGCCCGATCATTTGAAGACTTAGAAAGTCTATATGAGGATTTGGAATCTGCTGGTACTGGACAACACGGTGTATTGCCAGACAGAAAAGTCGACTGCCATGTGAGAAGACCTGTTAGTAGAAATACACACTACTGGCTCACTGACGAAGAAGCAGTTGCTGTAGCAGCCGATCCTAGAGTATTAGCCGCTGAGCTTACTCCAGAAGAATTAGGAATGAAAGCAGGGCCGGCAGGCAAATGGTCACAATCTGGTCAGTGGTCCCGAGCCGGGTACGCGGGGGAGGGTGAATATAACTGGGGATTGTATAGAGTTATTAATGGCGTACAAGTTGCAGGCTGGGGTGTTGGCGCCGGTTCAACTACAACAACTATAAGTGGCACAGTTAATATGCCACTCAGCGGGGCAAATGTCGATGTAGTGATAGTTGATGGTATGATAGATCCAAACCATCCAGAGTTTGCTGTAAATTCAGATGGCACTGGCGGTTCACGTGTTATTCAATATAATTGGTACAGTTTAAATCCTTCTGTAACTGGCGGTGGTAGTGGCACATATTCATATTTGATAGATCCTAACGACGGAAATTATGAACATGGAAACCACGTTGCAGGTACTGTGGCGGGCAATACACAAGGCTGGGCAAGAAATGCCAACATTTATAATATATCCCCCGACTATGTGACTGGTGGTGTGAATACTGGTTATATATTTGATTACATAAGAGTTTGGCATCAGAATAAACCCGTTAATCCGTTGACAGGATTTAAAAATCCCACAATAACTAACAATAGTTGGGGCTGGTTCATGGATACTCCACGATATGATGTTGAGGATATACGTTTTAGAGGAAACTTTTTTCAGAAACCCCATCCTGGTCAAGATTGGACCAAAGAAGAATTAATTGCCAAGGGGGTGGTGGTAGACAGCTTTGATCATGTACATATCGGAGTCTCAAATACTGCTGTAGATGTAGGTGTTATAGATGCAATTGCAGCAGGTATTATAGTCGTAGGCGCCGCGATGAACGAAGATTCAAAAGTAGATGTGCCAGGTGGCGTTGACTATAATAATACATGGTTTTGCTCGAAAGGGACACTCTATACAAATAGAGGAGGTAGTCCAGGCAGTTCCCCAGGTGCGATATGCGTGGGTGCAATTGATATGTATGCCGATGAAGGCAAAGCTGACTTCAGTAATACAGGCCCAAGAATTGACATTTGGGCACCAGGTGTAAATATTAAAAGTAGTGTAGTAGGGACCGCCGTATATCAAGATCCTAGAAATACCAATTATGGATTTATGCTCAAAAGCGGCACCAGTATGGCCACTCCGCAGGTAACAGGATTATTGGCATGTATATTGGAAAGATTACCCAAACTCGATCAAGCAACTATAAAGACGATGACAACATCTACATTAGCAGCCATTGGTCAAATTACTTATAATGGAACTACAGGCGGTTTTTCGGACAAATACGACTTGCAAGGTGCTCCTAATAGATACTTAAAATGGGTCGAACCCACATTTAATATTTCCTCAAATGCTACTTCATTACCCACTAGCTCAATTGCAACTTATACAATTAACACTGCCAACGTACCAGTTGGAACAAATGTGTATTTGACTGAACTTAGCAACTCGGCGGATTTTACTGATAATGTGACACAAATATCTGCGACTATTACAGGTAATATGTTAACATTCACTAGGACATTAAAAAGCATTTTTTCAGCATCACGAAAATCCACTTTACAAATAAGAACAGGCGGATTTAGTGGACCAGTACAGGCATCTGTAACAATTGATTTGATAAGAAATCGAGAGGGGTCTGTATTCCCAAGTCCCAATTACACTGCTAGGCCAACTACCGGACAAGCATGGCCAAGACGAAGAAATATTTTTAAATCAATATGAATACATTAAAATGGACTACCCCTGCAGGATTTTTGTTTACTGCCACTGCGGCTGTTAGTACATCAGTAGCAGTAGTTGCCACTGGATCTAATATTACATATTCATTATTGACTGGCAGTTTGCCTGCAGGATTTTCTTTTAGTAATACTGGCACTATATCTGGCGTAGCAATTAACGTACTACAAGATACATCGAATACATTTTGTGTAAGGGCTAAGGATGACACTGGGATTAAAGATAGAACCTTTAGTATAGATGTTACTGGCAATACTGCACCGGTATGGGATATTGATGCAGGCTATTTGCCATTAGGAGACGGTGGTAAACAATATGCATTGAATAACCAATGGGTTGACTATAAATTAAAAACCCATGATCTTAGTTCATCAACAATTGCATACACTATTGTCAAAGGAAAATTGCCACCAGGACTATCACTATCCAAAGACGGTATCATATCAGGTTTTATCAAAGACAAATTGACTTTTGATAGCATAGGTCTGTCGCCTCAATCTTATGATACTGGAAAATTTGATTCTTTTGGTTATGATCCTGTGTTACAATTTGGAGGAAATACTGTAATAGTACAAATGGTATCTCAACCTAAAACGTATCAATTTAGTATTGAGGTGAGCGACAGTCAACTTTCATCTACTAGATCATTTAACATTATGGTAGTTAATGAGAATATGTTTAGAGCTGACAGCGTATATTTAAATTACAATGACAGCCTCATAGGTACTAGTCAGTTGCGTGCAAATTCAAGTTATTTACAGGTGCCTAAATTTTTAAATGGTTCTGATTTAGGTTATGTTAGAGCTGATAATAATATAGATTTAGACGTAAGCGCATACAATATTGATCCGTTAAACAGCACCATGTCATATCAGTTAATTACAAGTCGTGATGAATCAACACGGTTGCCTGTTGGATTAACATTAGATAAAACTCAAGGCCATATATATGGTCATATTCAATATCAACCAGCATATACTAGAACTTATAATTTTACCATTGCTGCATCAAAATTAAATTATAATACAACATCTACTATTACTGTTGTCAATACATTTACATTAGCAGTTATAGGTAATGTATATAGCAGCATTGAATGGATAACCGACAGCGATCTAGGAACTATTGATGCAAATGTAGTTAGTGAGTTGTATGTTAAAGCTCGAGAAATATCTAGCCAATACAATATCAAATATCAAATTACTAGTGGTAGTTTGCCAGGAGGATTAGAATTATCACAAGACGGCACACTTATTGGAAGACCCGATTTTAATCCTGGAAATTTTACATTTACAGTACTGGCTAGCGACATCTACGGGTTGAGCAGTATATCCAAAACTTTTAAATTAACTGTAAACATATTAAACAATGTTGCAACTACTCAAATATATGTTAGGCCCTTCTTAAATCAAAAGGATCGGGAATCTTATCAAACTTTTACCAATGATCATTACATATTTGACCCGGCATTAATTTATAGATATTTTGATCCAAATTTTGGTGTGCAAAAAGATATTAAAATGTTTTTAGAATATGGCATACAACTGGTAGATTTAAACTATTATCAACATGCATTAGATTATAATTTTTATAGAAAAAATTTATATTTTGGTGATTTGAAGGTAGCGGAGGCTAAAAATGATGCCGGTAATGTAGTCTACGAAGTAGTATATTTAGATATAATAGATACACTAAGTAATACTACATCAAACGTTACATCGGTATTTCAAGATTCAACTGATAACATGTATTTTCCCGCTAGCATACCTAATATGAAAAATCGTTTTGAAGACATTCATTTATTATCTGGAAATACATATTCAAATATTAAAACAAACGAATATAATCTTCCATTGTTTATGCGTACACCTCAAGGTTCTAATTATAGTCCAGCAAATTATATCCCTGTAGTTGTATTATGTTATGTTCAACCAGGTGGCGGAATAAAAATTGCCAATCGAATAAAACGATCTGGATTTGATTTTAAAAAGTTTAATTTTGAAATTGATAGAGTTATAGTGGAGGAAAATACTACTCCTGAATTACCTAATACCCTCGGTCCAAATGTAGTACCAGTTGCTGTTAGGGGAAGAACCGCTAAATATCTATTAATTAACCGACAAAATATATCAAAAATTATTAAGTCGGATAGTATACTAACAGGAGTTGATGGGTTTACCATTTAAAAAATATGGCTACAATTAATAATTTACCAATACTAACAAATATAGTACCCTCTAGAGTATGTATTCCAGTAACTTGCTCAACTGTGGCTGGCGCAACATACCGACTTCCATTAACAACAGTTATTGCTTTAGGTAAAGGCAATTTAGGATTTGTTGGCAGCATTGGCGCAACTGGCGCACAAGGGCCACAGGGCCTTAGGGGATTTTCTGGAAGTGCTGGTCAAGGCGGATTTATAGGCAGTCAGGGGTCAACTGGCCCAACTGGTCCGCAAGGGTTTAGGGGTTATGACGGGTCAGCCGCTACAGGTGGAACAGCAACAAATTTAGCATCAATTGTCAATCCAATAATGCCATATACTTCCGACGTAGTGGATCTTGGAGCATTTAACAAATCGTGGAGAGCTGTTTATACAAATGAATTATATGTTAATACTAGCAATATTAAAGATCTACAATCTGGATTACCTATAGTATTTGCTACTAGTTCGACAAATAATAGTGGCGGGTATTCAGGTAGTAGAGGACTACAGGGGTTTAATGGCAGCAATGGGAGTGTTGGACCAACAGGACCAGCAGGAACCACAGGAACAACAGTAGTTGGTTTTACAGGTAGTAGAGGACTACAAGGATTTAATGGCAGTTCAGCTCCATCATTATTAGCAGGTACTGGAATATCTTTTAGTACTACGGGAACTGCAATTATTATCAGTGCAACTGGTGGTGCTGGGTCAGGGTATAATGGATCTAATGGGCCAGCAGGTCCAACTGGGCCGGCGGGGTATAATGGATCAGCAGGGGGAGCAGTAACTATTATTCCAGGTACTGGAATATCAGTTAACACATCAGGTACATCAGTTACTATCAGTGCAACTGGTGGTGCCGGGGCAGGTTATTATGGATCTAAAGGACCGACTGGGCCAGCAGGTCCAACTGGGCCGGCGGGGTATAATGGATCAGCAGGTGCTGGTGGTATACGAATTTATGAAGAGGATATATCAATTGGGGTATACACTGCTTTGAATTTTGTTGGACTATCAGTAGTTGCATCAACTCAAACGTCAGAAATTGCTACAATTACTATATCTGGCACTGGTGGCGGTACCACAGGACCTACTGGGCCAGCAGGATATTGGGGATCAGTAGGGGGAGCAGTAACTATTATTCCAGGTACTGGAATATCAGTTAACACATCAGGTACATCAGTTACTATCAGTGCAACTGGTGGCGGTACCACAGGACCTACTGGGCCAGCAGGATATTGGGGATCAGTAGGACCAACAGGGTCGACTGGTACAGTCAGTACGTTGGCAAATGGTACATATACTATTGGCACTTTATATGTGAATACCTTAACTGTATCTTCAGTTGGGGCAGCAACTATACAATCTGGTAACGATTTAAACTTAAAAGCTGTTGGTCAAATTACAGTTAATGCTCCATTTGTACTAACAAACGCTACTACATCATCACTAGCATCATTAAGTGGAATTACACAAGCAGGAGCGATGGTGTTCGTTACTAATTACAGTGGTGGTGCTCAGCCGTGCTATTTTGATGGCACCCGTTGGTATACTGTAAACGGCAGAGTTCAGGTGGCGTAATATGTACAAATACTATGTAGTTGCGGATCATCCTGACCATAGGGATGACATCCATGAAGAACTTCAAGAAGATCACAATTGTAATTGTGAATTTATCCCAGATAGGACAGTCCATTGTCACGACCCTATGCACGGTAGTGAGTATAATGGTGTATTTTTATTAACTCCCGAAGAAGCTGAAAAATTAAAAGAAGATCCCAGAGTAAGGGATGTTCATAGAATTCCTGAAGAAATGGGTATTTTTCCACGCCACACAGGTTTTAGATCTGGAAATTTTGATAAATCAACAGCGGTGGATTCTACTATGCGTAATTGGGCATTGAGTAGAGTCATTAATAAAATAGAAAATTATGGTGTAGCTTCTACTACATCGACTCCATATACATTTAATTTAGACGGGTCAGGTGTTGATATAATTATTTCAGATACTGGTATATTACCAAATCATCCAGAATTTGCTGTTAATGAAGATGGCACTGGTGGTACTATAGTAGTAGATCATGACTGGTCTCAATATGGATTTTTAACTACGCCTGTTGGCGGATGGATGGGAGATTGGAGCGGGCACGGTTCAAATGTTGCAGGTATTGCTGCCGGTAACAGACATGGCTGGGCTCCAAAGGCTGCAATATATTCTTTAAGATGTGTTGGCGATGGCAGGGAGGGAAAATACTATGACCGATTAGATGGTAGAGAATTAGGTTTACTTTCAACTATGGATATTTGGCGTACAATTAAAGCATTTCATTTAGCCAAACCTGTTACTAGTACTGGATATAGACGTCCCACAATTGTAAATTGTTCTTGGGCAAACGGCTACAACTATCCAGATTACACTGACCCGGTCAGTACTAGTACATTTGGATATTTACAATATGTGATTCATAGAGGAACGGTGTACAATACAACCGTTACTAGTACATTATTTGGAATGATTGGTTCCGACGCGCCTTCTAGAAATGTGGCAATGGATGCCGAAATAACTAGCATGTTAAATGCCGGAGTCATTACAGTTGGTGCAGCTGGTAATAATTATCATAAGATAGATGTTCCTGGAGGAATTGATTACGAAAATAGATGGATTACATTCTATAATCCGGCTTTAGGAATAGTTGCTGGTAATTATTACATTGATTATTTTCATAAAGGAGCTACTCCAGGTTCTACGCCTGGAGTTATATGTGTAGGAGCAATTAGTGTTGCATTGCCTGAACACAAACAAAATTTTTCAGCAACTGGGCCCAGGGTTGACATATTTACCCCAGGAACATACATTCTAGGACCGTGGACTGGCACTGCATATACTTCTTTAATACGTGATCCTAGAAATACTAATTACTGGTTAGATAAAGTATTAGGCACTAGTCAAGCATCGCCTCAGGTAGCGGGCATTGCGGCATTGTTAACACAGGCAAGACCTTGGATGACCAGTACTCAAATATTAAATTTCTTAACTTCAGTATCTGTAAAAAATTTGTTAGACGAAACATATTATGGTCAAACTGGAACTTATACTAATTTTGCCAGTTTGCAAGGCGCACCTAATCAAATGCTGTACATGCCGTTTAATCAAGATACATTAATGAGTATCTCTACTAGCACCTCAATTCGAGATGTTGCATATATTAGTGCTAATGTTGTAGCATTTGCATCCGCAGCAACACTAGGTAGTAGATTAAGTGGTGGCGGTGTCGCTACGTATACATCCTCTACATTCTTTATTAACGCCAATTCTGTTACCGTGATTGGTAGTGGACTGCCATATCATAGTTTTTATAACTCGGCAGCGGCAAATGTACCATATCCACAAAATTATAACAAAACCTGGACTTATCGAGGTGGTACCAATACAACTGGCACACAAGCCGCATTAGGTGGTGGGGCAATTGGGTATTTCTTAAACAGTGTCGTAGCGTTTAATCCTAGCGCACAATTTGGTGCTCCTGGAGGATATACTACGTTTGCCAACTGGCATTACAATGCAGCGTATGAAGCAGGAGTTGAATTAAATTATTCCTTTGGGGAAGATGATGCCGGAGGACATGCTGCACCCAGCGGCGTTGGTAATGGTCAATATCACTACCACGATGGTAGTATGATATCAACCGGAGCATGGGTAAATGGCACTGGGCATACTTCAGGAATTTACGGAATTTCTGGAATCCCAGATATTATTGCAATATCATATTTTCGAGGCGGATTGGTAAGGTCAGATGGCCACAGCAAAATTATGGCAATATCTGCAGACGGTTATCCAATTTATGGACCGTTTGGATATTCACAAATAGATGGCTCCGGAGGTGTTAGAAGAATGGAGCCAGGCTATACATTAAACCCAACATTTGTTGCCAACAATGCTAGAACTACAAACGGAACAACCCCATCACCACTGAGTACATATCCACTAGGAATGTTTGTAGAAGATTGGCTTTATGTAGGTGGTGGAGATTTGGATACGCACAACGGTCGTTATTGTGTAACTCCTGAATATCCAAATGGTACATATGCATATTTCTTAGCATTTAATAGTAGTATGAAACCAACATATCCCTATATTATAGGAAATACCTACTATAGCACGCCTGCATCGATATGAAATTAACATAGCTAAATACTGATATGACAACTAGACCTGATTTAACATCTTTGCCACCGTTGGCCAATCCCACCATAACACGCACTTTGTTTATAGTTCAAGACAGTGGTACCAACGAAACTATCACTGCCAGTCAAGCAAAATCATTGCTTTGTACTCAAGGACCGACGGGTCCAATAGGTCCGCAGGGATTTCCAGGACCCACTGGTCCGCAGGGAATGCGTGGATATACTGGAAGCGTAGGTGCTACCGGTCCAAAAGGTGATTCAGGCGGGTATGTTGGATCAAGAAGTACTGTACCAGGACCTACTGGACCACAAGGGCCTAAAGGACCAACTGGTCCAACAGGCCCGGAAGGTGCATATGCTGGTAAGGGTTATACTGGATCAGCAAGTACAATAGTAGGACCAACTGGCCCAGAAGGGGCGCGGGGACCACAGGGTTATGCTAGCAGTACTGCTGGACCACAAGGAGCTCAGGGCCGTACTGGGTTTACAGGTAGTAAAGGATCTATTGGATATTTTGGGTCGGCGGGGCCAACTGGACCATCAGGACCCAAAGGGCCAACTGGGCCAACTGGACCACTAGGATATTATGGATCAATAGGGCCACAAGGCCCAGTTGGCTATGATGGTTCCAAAGGGCCAACTGGGCCAACTGGACCACTAGGATATTATGGATCAATAGGGCCAACTGGCCCAGCGGGACCAACCGGGCCAGAAGGTCCCACTGGGCCTGGAAGTACATTACCGGGACCAAGCGGTCCGACGGGTCCAATTGGCGTTCCTGGTCCTACTGGTCCACAAGGACCAAAAGGGTATGATGGATCTTTGGGAATTAATGGATACGATGGATCAATTGGACCAACCGGACCAATTGGTG